GTTGGTTATCGTTATCGGATTTTCGGGGGTCGCTTGGTATATATTCCAACACGTGATTCTGCTACTTATACCGCTGCAATCGAAGCATGGAAACAGAAAATGGCAGCTTAAAATGTAACTTAAAAATCAAATATAAGGTTGAAAGAATCTCTGATATTGTTTGTTATTACCTGTAATGAACACCATGAAAAAAAAAACAAATATATTGCTCAATTAGGCAGTAATTGGAATAATTGGGATAATGCAGGCAGTTTCTATTGGAATCTGAATAACAGTGTTGGTAATCGTAATCGGAATATCAGGGGTCACTTAATAATTGCAAAACATAGCCGGGTGGAAACATCCGGCTATTTCTATAAACTGTATAGTTCTTTCAACCATGCCACTAGGCAAAAAAGAAAAATAGACGGTGCAGACAACCCAACCGGGAATACCGTCTTACTTACGAACAATAAGGAAAGGTCAACCGTATTTACCGGGCAGTAATGCCGACTGAAATTCGGACAATGCAAATACCAAGGAATGAAACGCTATGATCACTTATATGAAAAGATTTATGACCTTGAAAATTTAAGAAAAGCACACCAACACGCAAAGAAAGGAAAAGGTTGGTACAAAGAAGTTCAGGAGATTGACAAAGAACCTGACAAGTACCTGAAACAGATTCAGGAAATGCTTATCAACCACACTTACAAAACATCTGATTATGAGGTGTTTTATAAACAGGACGGTAAGAAGTTAAGGAAGATTTACAAACTGCCTTATTTCCCTGACAGAATTTGTCAGTGGGCTATCTTACAGGTTATTGAACCCTGTATCATCAATAACTTAACTGCTGATACCTATTCAGCAATACCAAACAGAGGTATACACAAGGGTCTGACAAAATTGCAAACAGCAATGTGGAATGACCCGGAAGAATGCAAGTATTGTTTAAAACTGGACGCAAGACATTATTATCAGTCAATCAACCACGATCTTCTGAAAGAGAAGTATTCAAGAATGTTCAATGATAATGAACTATTGTGGTTATTGAATGAAATCATTGACAGCATTGAAACAGCAGAGATCGAGGACTTATCAGCAATCTATCTGTTGGAAGAAGATATTGACCCTGAAACTGGTATACCGATAGGAAATTACTTATCACAGTATTCAGGCAACTATTATTTTTCAAGTTTTGATCACTGGATAAAAGAACAGAAGCACGTTAAATACTACTTCCGTTATATGGACGATATAGTTATTTTTGGCAAGACGAAAGAAGAACTGATTGCCTTGAAGAAAGAGATTGATATTTATTTCAGGAATGAACTGAAATTGAATATAAAAGGAAACTGGCAGGTGTTCCCATCTTACATAAGAGGTGTTGACTTCTTAGGGTACAGAACATTTTACAAGTATACATTACTTAGAAAAAGCACCTGTTTGGAAATGGAAAAGAAAATGACCGCTATCAGGAACAAAGTAGAAGCCGGGAACATGATGAACTATTCAGAGTGGTGTTCAATCAATTCTTACAAAGGTTGGTTGAAATATGCTGATACTTTCCGGCTATATCAAAAGTATGTTGTACCGCTGTTACCTTATGCGGATGATTATTATATACGCAACATAAAACCAAACACAAAGAAAGGATTGAATGCAGCATGATTGATTATGGAAAACAGAAAAGCACTGTCAGACCGGAAGAACTGGAACTGACAGAAACAAAAGTATTTGTCAGTTCCAATATCACAGAAGTGAACGAAGATGAAACTGACGGACAGCCGGGATTTACCGGATATGAATTTGACCTTATCGAGTATGACAAGGACGAATACATTAAAATTCAGGCAGAAAAGAATGCTGATCTTGAAAATGAAATTACACAGGCACAGATTGCTATGTGTGAAATCTATGAAATGATGGGATAAGAAAGAAGGTGTGAAGTATGGCAAAGATTTATGCATCACTAATCATTAAAGGTGTTAAAACACTGGACGATGTACCGGACAGACTGAAAGAAACTGTCAAGGCTATTTTAGAGGGTGATAACTGATGATACGTCAGTTGATCATAAAAATTCTATTCAGAAAGGATGTGCAGACTATGGCAATTATCTATGCAACCCTGATCATTAAGGGTAAGAAAACATTTGCTGATGTTCCTGATCGTATCAAGGACAAAGTAAAGGAAGTTTTGGTTGATCTTGATTGTCCTGAATTAGCAGAATAATCAACAGACAAGGAAATTATCACATACACGAAAACAACCGCCATATGACGATTATATAACGTCAGAAGCGGTTGTTTTTGCGTACAGAAAGGACAACAGACCATTGGAACAATTTATTTATTCAACGTACACGATTGTTTTACCAATCATTGTCACTGCTCTTATGGGGTATGTGGTTTGGTTGCTGAAAAATCAGAAGAAAGACAGGGACGCAAATAGTAAAGGTACAATGCTTTTACTTAGGGTTCAACTTATTGAATATCACGATAAGTATATGCGATTAGGTGACATTCCATCATACGCTTATGAAAATTTTATGGAAATGTATGATGCTTACCACGCTTTAGGTGGTAATGGGATGATCACAAAAATGATGCATGAAATTGAAGAATTACATTTGAAAAAGAAAGAGGTATAAACATGAAAAATATTAACTGGGTTGTAAGAATTAAAAACAAAGCGTTTTGGGTTGCACTGATTCCTGCTGTACTTCTGTTGATTCAGGTTGTTGCAGCAGTGTTTGGTTATACCCTTGATCTTGGTGATCTTGGTAACAAACTGCTTGATGTGGTTAATGCAGTATTTGCAGTTCTTGTGATTCTTGGTGTTGTAACAGACCCAACAACCAAGGGTATTACTGACAGTGATCAGGCACTTACTTATACAGAACCAAAGAAATAAGAGGTAATCAGCTATGACAAATCAGGAATTTATTGATCAGATTGCAGTGTACATTAAAAAGTACGCTGCAATTTTTGGTATATGCGTACACAGTCCAATCATTGCACAGGCAATCTTAGAGAGTGGGTGGGGCAAGTCAAAACTTGCTGCCACCTATCACAACTATTTTGGTCTTAAGTGCGGTACAAAGTGGACTGGTAAGAGTGTAAACATGAACACACAGGAAGAATATGAACCGGGAGTGTTGACAACGATTGCTGATAATTTCAGGGTCTTTGATTCAATGGAAGAAGGGGTTAAAGGTTACTTTGAATTTATACAGTTATCCCGGTATCAGAATCTTAAGGGAATCACAGACCCTAAGACGTATCTTGAAACAATCAAGGCAGATGGTTATGCAACAAGTTCAGCATACGTTCAGAATAACATGGACTTGGTTGAACAGTACGAACTTACAAAGTATGACAATGAAAAGGGTGATAATATGAGTGACAGACAAAAGCCGGGAAACTGGCTTGCTCAGTATAAAGGAATTGCAGAAGGTAG